CTCGGCGGCCAAGTACAACGCCACGCTTTACGAGCGCAACGCGCAGATCACGCGGCAAGCGGCGCAGGCCCAGGAAGACCGGCAGCGCCGGCTCGCCACCATGCGCGCGGGAGCGAACCGCGCCGCTATCGGCGCAAGCGGCGTGACCACGGAAGGCTCCGCGCTTGATCTGCTGGAGGCCAACGCGGTGCAAGAGGAGCTCGACGCGCTGATGATCCGTTGGAACGGCGAAACGGCGTCCGGCGACATGGAGGCCAATGCGCGGCTACAGCGCGCGTCCGGCCGCGCGGCCCGCTTCAACAGCTTCGCGGGCGCGGGCTCGGCCTTGCTGCTCGGCGGCGCGAAGGCGTTCGACATGATCAAGCCCGCTCCAGTTCCCTCCAGCGTCGGACTCGGCTGATGCCCAAGATCCAGCAATACGTCGCGCAAGGCACCCCGCAGGCCGGGCCGGCCAATCTGGCGACGGCGGCGTCTTTCGGCGCGATGCCGAATGTCGGCGCGTCGATCGAATCGGTGACGCAGTTCCTCGATCAGAAGATGGAGCGCGACCAGTTCTTCCAAGTTCAGAAGGACATGGCCAAGGTCCGCGGCGACTGGATGACGCGGCTCAACGAGCTCGAGCAGAACGCGCCTGCGGGGGCGCCGGACTTCACCAAGAACCTGATGGCCGAATACCGCGCGGCGATGCAGCAGATGACGACCGAGCGGTCGCTGTCGCGGACGAACGCGGATCGGTTGGCGCTCGAGCAGGAGCAGACCGGCAACATGCTGCTTCAGCGCGGCATGGCGTTCGAGGCGCAGGAGCGCGCGAAGAAGCGCCGCACGGACGCCCTGGCCTACTCGGCGGATGCCAGCCGCCATGTGTTCCTCAACCCGTTCGCGTTCTCGACCGAGGACGACAAGCTGCCCGAGGCGTTTTCCGCGCTTGGGCTGACCGGCAGCGCGCTCGACGAGACGCTGCGCGTGGTCCGCACCGACTTGGCGCAGAACGCTGTGCGGGGGCTGATCGAGCGCGGCGACCTCAATGGGGCGCGGGCCGCGATCGCGGAGGGCCCGGCGGCGCGCTACATCACAGGCGACGTTGCCGCGGCGCTGACCAACTCAATTCAGACAGAAGAGCGCCGGCGCGAAGCAGAAGCGCGGCAGAAGGCGGCGCTCGCCAGGTCGGAGGCAATGGCTGTCGTGCAGGTGCTGCGCGACGACGTGACTGCCGAGATCTCGGCGACCGGGCGCTCGGCCAACCTCGACTCGCTCAAGACCGCGATCCGCACGGCGTATGGCGACAAGCCCGAAATCGCCAACCGCATGACCGGGCAGCTGGACAACGCCGTGACGTTCTACACCGAGCGCACCGCGATCGCCGGCAACAGCCCCGAGCAGGACGCGGCCTATCTGGAACGGCTGCGCGGCGAGGCGACGGGGACGAACGCCGCTCAGAAGCTCAACCAAGTGGCGATCGCGGAACGCGCGGTGCGCGACAAGCGGGAAGCCTTGGCCGAGGACGGGTTCACCTATGTCCTCCAGACGAACCCGCAACTGCGTCAGGCGATGGCGGACGGGGCAAACGACCCCGAGAAGTTCCGCCGCGTGGTCGCGACGATCGACCAGAAACAGGCTGATCTTGGCGTGCCTTCTTGGCGGCGGACCTACTACGGCAAGGCGCAAGCCGCCGCGACCGCGGCGGAACTGAACGCTGCGGTGGCCACCGACCCCGAGAAGGCGGCCAACCGCCTTGAGACGCTCGCCAAGACCTACGGGCCGATGTGGAGCAACGTGCTGAACGAGCTCGCCGGCCAGGGGCTCAACGAGACCCTCGCCGTGGCCGCGCGGTTCGACGGGCCGCTCGACGCGGTGACGCGTGTCGACCTCGTGCGCGCGATCGCGGCTGCGCCGGCCAACCGCAAGGTGACCGACGAGAAGGCGATGACGGACATCCGCGCGCAGCTTCAGACCGAGATGACCGATTTCGCGAAGTCCTTGGCGGCCTACGGCCCGGCGGGCGCGGCGCTGGTCGCGCGCGAGCGCGCGGCGGCCGAGGCGTTGGCCATGTCGATCCTCGCGGCCAACGGCGGGCGCGATCCGGCCGGCGCTGCGCGCAAGGCCGCCGAAACGCTCGTCAACAGCCGATATGACTTCGCGGACACCTATCGCACCCCCAAAGGTATGGGCTCCGCCGTCGACGGCGCGGCGCGCCAGGTGCTGCGGCAGTTGAGCGCAGACGAGATGGCCCCGGCTATGGGCGGCGATCCGGCGCTGTCGGAGCAATACCGCAAAACCGCCGCGCTGCGCGCCGCGCAGGGTGGGCGTTGGATCAACACGCCTGACGGCAAAGGCATCGAACTGCACCAGCAAGACGGGCGGCCGGTGATTCTTCGTAGCGGCGCGCGGGTGCGGTTGATGTTCGACGCTTTGCCCGCGCTGGAAGCGGCGCCGTCGAGCGCGTTTGGGGTGGTGGCTCCGTGACCGAGTTCATTCTCCCCGAGATCCAGCCCAACGAGCGCGCGGATCTCGTCGGTCTCGATCTGCTTCCGGCATCGTTCGGCGAGGGTTTCGGCGCGGCTTTCCGCGAGCAGATGACGCGGAACCCGACCGCGACGCTGTTCCGCGCCCTCGACCGGCTTCAATACTCGCCGTCCACCGACGAGTTCGGCAACGAGATCCCCGCGCGCACCCCGTCGCGGATCCTGACGCCCGACGAGGCCAACGAGAAGTTCGGCATCCCTGGCCGCCTCAAGTTCGACGCCGACGTGCCCGAGCCGATCGCCCAGGAACTGCGAACGCTCAAGACGCAGGAGATCGAGCGGCAGGACGTCCTGCGGCGCGCGCAGGCGGGGATCGGGACGACGCTGACGGCGGGACTGGTCGCGTCGATCCTCGACCCGCTCAACGTCGCGTCCGCTTTCGTGCCAGTCGTCGGCCCGGGCCGGTTTGCGGCGATGGCTGGGGTCATGGGCGTGCGCGGCGCGCGAGCGGCCACAGGCGCCATCGAGGGCGCAGTCGGCGCCGCCCTGCTGGAGCCGATCGTGTTGGCCGGCGCGCGGGCCGAGCAGGCGGACTACGACGTCGTCGACAGCTTGCTGAACGTCACCTTTGGCGCCGCGCTGGGCGCCGGCCTGCACTTGGCCGGCGGCGCGGTCGGAGACCGGCTGCGCGCACGCGAGCGGGCCAGCCCATTCCAGCGCGCGATCGACGATCTGGCCCGCGAGGACCAGGAAGCCCTGGCCCGCACGGCCGTCGCCCAGATGGTCGAAGGTCGGCCGATCGACGTCCGGCCCGTCCTCGATGCCATCCAGACAAGCACGCGCGACAGACTGCTGGCGGGGACCGCGACGCGGGCCTACGAGCCGGGCGGGCCGCTGGAGATCAAGCTGGCGCTGGAGACGCCCGGTGCGGCCGATATCCTGGCGCGGCAAGCCCCGGATCTGGCCGCCCGCGTGGCCGAGCTCCGCGAGCAGGCTGACGTGCTGCGCGGCGCGCTGGCCGAGATGGGCGACAACCGGCTCGAGGTCGTGTCCGCCCGGTACGATCAGCGGATCGCCGAGCTCCAAGCCGAGCTTCAGACCGCCGACAAGAAGCGCGGCCGCGAGATCGCCAAGGAACTGTCGGGCCTCTACGCCGACCGCGCGAAAGCGCGAGAGACCGAGGCGACCGGACCGGCCGATCTGCCAGAGATGGCCGCCACTCGCCAGCGCTTGGTCGAGACAGACATCGCCCTGCGTGACTTGGCCGTCGAGTTGAGCCGCGCGACGGCGACCGCCGAGCGCAAAGCCGCGAACCTGCGCGCCGAGGCGGATCGGATCACGGCGAAATTGGCCCCCGTGCTTGAGCGCAACCGCGCCGCCGAGGCCACGCTGTTCCCGCTGGACCGGACGCCCGACACCACAACGGCGCTGGCCCGCTCGGCCGACAACGTCCGGGCCGTCGACGCGGATGACGCGCGGGCCGCGGCGGCTACCACCGTGCGGGTGTCGAGGGAGCAGGGCGCGCCGAAACCGCTGGCTGACGAGCTCACGGCGGTCGAGGACGAGTTGCTCTACCTCGAAAGCCTGCGCCCTGCGGACAGCGAGCCGTTGGCCAAGACCCCGCTTGAGCAAGAGGCGGACACCTACGGCAAGGCCTGGCGCGAGGCCGCCGCCTGCTCGATCAGGAAGGGATGACGCATGGCCGCCAACGACTGCATCGACGCCATCAAGAAGGCGACCGGCGAGGATCTGACCGACAAGCAGCTCGACGAGATCCTGACGTTGCTCGACCGGCGGTCGAAGCGCGCCATGAAGGACGACCCGTCGATGAGCCGGGAAGCGGCCTTCGCCCGCGCGGCCGAGGATCTTGCGGCCGAGAAGAAGCTGGCGGCGCTGATCGAAAAGCGCAACCGGGCGATCAACGTGATTCGGCGCGCGGCCATCATCGACCGCCTCGACGCCAGCCCGACGGCGGCGGACGGGCTGCGCGCGCTGGTGTATGGCGTCGAGGGCAATTTCTACGGCGCCGGCCTGTCGACCGACGCGCAGATCTACGCTTTGCGCCAGTCGATGCGCGGCGCGCTGGTCAACGACCTCAAGGAGGCGGGTCTGCTCGAGGTCGCCCGCAAGAGCAATCCCGACCTCGAGGCGCAGGTCGCCCGCGAGATGTCGCGGCTCAACGGCAACACGTCGATCGCGCCGGCGGCGAGCGAAATGGTGGCCAAGCTGGCGGGTGTCCTGCAACGGCACACCGAGGCCGCGCGCCTCGTCCAGAACGACGCAGGCGCCTACATCCGCAAGATGCCCGGGTACGTCACCAGGCAGAGCCACGACCAGCTAAAGATAGACCGAGCGGGCTACGAAGCGTGGCGCGACACGATCGCGCCGCTGCTGGACGAACGGACATTCGACGACGTCGACGACCAGGAGGCGTTCCTGCGGGCGGTCTACACCAACCTCGCCGCGGGCAATCACCTCAAAGCGGGGGGCGACAGCGACTTCCTTGGCGGCTTCAAGGGCCCGGGCAACCTCGCCAAACGCGCGAGCGCGGAGCGCGTGCTGCACTTCCAGGGCCCCGACGAGTGGATGCGCTACAACGCTCAGTTCGGTCGCGCATCGCTGTTTGAGAGCGTCCTTGACGCGATCGACTACGGGGCGCGCAACGCCGCGCTGATGCGCGTGTGGGGCACCAATCCCGAGGCGATGTTCGGGGCCGTCCGAGACCGCGCGATCTTGCGCGCGAAGGACGGCGGCGCGTCGTCGAAGGAGATCCAGGCGATCTCTGGCGGCGACATCCAGCGGGCCTTCAATGATCTGACCGCGGCGGTCGACGTGCCTGGGAACGTGCGGCTCGCGCAGATCGGGTCCAGCGCGCGGCTGCTACAGGCGATGGCGAAACTGGGCGGCATGGTTCTGTCGTCGATCCCTGATCTCGGCGTGCGCGCCGCGACGCTGCGGCACAACGGCGTCAGCGTCGGCGAACGCTGGTTCCGTGTCGTAGGGGACATGTTCAGCCACCTCAACGGCAGCGAACGGCGGCAGGTCGCGGACCTGATGGGCGCGGGCATCGACGGCCTGACCGGCGACGTGTTCCGGCAGATGTCGAGCCTCGACACCACGCCCGGGCGGTTGGCCAAGGTCGCCGACAAGTTCTTCAAGCTCACCGGCCAGACGTGGTGGCAGGACGCGCACACGCGCGGCACGGCGATCGTGCTGGCGAAGAACCTGGCCGACAGCGTCTCGACTTCGTTGGCGCAGCTGGAGCCCCGGCTTCAGACGACGCTGCGACGGTACGGGATCGGAGACGCCGAGTGGACCGCGTTGGGGAGCCTCGACGCCCGCACGGCGGACGGGCAGAAGTTCCTCACGCCCGACCTGGCGCGCGAGCTCGATGACGAAGCGACGCTTGCGCTGCTCGGCAAAGAGGAAGCAACCCCGCGCGAGCTCAACGCCGCGCGGCGCGATCTCGAGGGCAAGCTCCAGGCCTACATCCACGACCAGATCCGCGAGGCGATGACGGTCGCCGGCGCGCGCGAGCGGTCGATGCTGACGGGTTACGCGGGCGGCGGCACGTTGGCTGGCGAGGCGCTGCGCTTGCTGATGCAGTTCAAGACCTACCCGACGACGTTCATTCGCCGGTCCCTCAACCGCGAGTTCAACCGCGACGGCATCGACTACGCCGGCGTGGGCCAACTGATCGCATCGACAACCCTTCTGGGCATGGTGTCCCTGGCGCTCAAGGACATCGTCAAAGGCCGCGAGCCGCGGTGGCCCGACGACCCGGTCGAGCAGGCGAAGCTGTGGGCCGCAGCCGCGAAACAGGGCGGCGGCTTGGGCATCTACGGAGACTTCCTGCTGGGCGAAGCCAACCGGGTCGGCGGCGGCTGGGCGAACACCCTGCTGGGGCCGACGTTCGGCGGCACGTTGGGGGATGTCGAGCGGGTTCTGAACGCGGCGCGCCGCGGCGACGATCCGCGCGCGGCCATGCTCCGGGCGGGGCTCAACAACACGCCGTTCGCCAACCTGTTCTACGCGCGGTGGGCCATGGACTACACGTTCCTCTACGCGTTGCAGGACTCAGTTGACCCGGGCTCCGTGCGCCGGATGCAGCGCCAGATCGAGCGGGACCGCAAACAGACCTTCTTCCTGCCGCCGACCAGCTACACGGGCGGGCCTAGCCAGAACCTCGAGCAACTCGGGCGAGATCTCGCGCGGCCGTAGCGTTGCGGAAATACCAGCATTGTGGGATAAATCGAACGACGGAGGCGCACGATGACGGTGTCCACGACTACGACGAAGTCTCAATACACCGCCAACGGGGTGACGACTGCGTTCACCGGGGCGTTCCGCATTCTGAACCAGGCGCACGTCGCGGTGACGTTGACCAGTCCCGCCGGCGTCGACACGGCGCAGACCCTGGCCACCGACTACACGGTGACGGGCGTCGGTGGCGCGTCCTTCACAGTGACGTTCAACGTCGCGCCGGCGAACGGGCACCGCGTGACGTTGGCGCGCAACGTGCCGCTGACGCAGGATCTCGACCTGATCCTCAACGACGAGTTCCCCTCGACCGAGATCGAAAGCGCGCTCGACAAGCTGACGATGGCGGCGCAGCAGGTCGCGGAGACCGTCTCGCGGGCGCTGAAGACGTCCCCCACCGACACGGCGGCGATCCCCGACATTCCGCCCGTCGCGCAGCGCGCGTCGAAGTATCTCGCGTTCGACGCGTCGGGCAACCCGATCGCGGCCTCTGGCACGCCGGGCAGCACCGTCGTCTCGGCCTTCATGGCGACGTTGCTGGACGACGCGACGGCGGCGGCGGGGCGCACGACGCTGGGTCTCGGCTCGCTCGCGACCGCGAGCTCTGTGGGCACTGCCGACATCGTGGCCAACGCTGTGACGACGGCCAAGCTGGCGCGCGAGGGGACGAGCGGCCAGGTGCTGACGTCGAACGGCGCCGGCGCGGATCCGTCGTACCAGACGATCGCCGCGGCGGCGTCGGTGCCGACCGGCGCCGTGCTGGACTACGCGGGCTACAGCGCGCCTGCGGGGTATCTGCTGTGCGACGGCGCGGCCGTCTCGCGCACCACCTACTCGGCGTTGTGGACGGCCCTGTCCGCCAGCGCGACCGTGACGATCACGATCGCGTCGCCTGGGGTTGTGACGTGGACCGCGCATCCGCTTCAGAACGGCGATCCGGTGCGCTTCTCGACGACCGGCGCGCTGCCCACAGGCCTCGGCACGGGCATCACCTATTTCGTCGTCAACGCGACGACCAACACGTTCCAAGTGGCGGCCACGCGCGGCGGCGCGGCGATCAATACCAGCGGTTCCCAGAGCGGCACGCACACGGGGATCTACGCGCCCAACGGCTACGGCGACGGCTCGACCACCTTCAACGTCCCTGACCTCCGCGGCCGCGTCGCGGCTGGTCGCGACAACATGGGCGGCTCGGCGGCGAACAGATTGACGACGGCGGGGAGCGGCATCGCGGGCGTCAACCTTGGCGACGCCGGCGGCACGCAGACGCACACGCTGACCACGGCCGAAATGCCGGCGCACACGCACACCGCTGGTTTTGGCGCCGGTACAACAAGCCCGAGCGCCGGCTGCGGCGGCGTTGGGCAGATAAACACCGGCTCGACCGGGGGTGGCGGCGCGCACCAGAACACGCAGCCGACTTTGGTCACCAACAAGATCATCAAGACCTGACGAGGCGGCCATGCGCGTAACCGTGATTTTCCCCGACGCCGCCGTCTATGTCGATGGCGTGGCGCGGCACGTCGAACTCCCGCCGCACGATACGAACTGGCGCGCCCTGCAATGGAGCGGCCAGCGCGGCGACGTCGAAGTTCGCATCGGGCCGGCGTTCTCGATCGCGGACGAGCGCATCGTCGCGCCATTCGTGCGGGCCTGGGAGCTCGCCGCTCCTGCTGCTGCGCCCCCCGGCCAGCCAGCGACTGGCGTCGAGGAGATGTGAGGTGGACCAGCAGGCTTTCGCTGCGCTGGGGCAGTCGTTCGTCCGGTACGTCTGCGCGCGCGGGGAAAGCCTGCCTCGGCACCAGCACGACGTCGACCACCTCACCATCGTCGCAGCCGGTCGCGTCGTCGCGCGCACCGACGCGCGCGTCCTAGAACGTGGCCCCGCCGATCCGCCGATTCTGTTCCGCGCGAACCGCTACCACGAGATCGAGGCGCTCGAGGACGGCACCGTGATCCTCAACGTGTTTTCCGGGGTGCAGCCGTGAGCGAGATCGATCCACGCGAGTTCGGCCGCCTCGAGGCGGAGGTCAAGGCGCTGACCAAGACCGTCGACGACATGGCCAAGGACATGAAGGCAGTGCGTGCGGCCCTCGACGCCGCCGGCGGGGGCTGGCGGGTGCTGGTTGCAGTCGGCGGACTCAGCGGCGCGGTGACGGCGGCCCTGATCAAGGTCGCCCCGTTCATCCCGCTGCGGTGACGCATGCCGACACCCCCGATTTCCCGCGCGGAAGCGCGCCGCAGGATCGACGCGATCGAGCAAGCCCTGCGCGAGGGCAACACCCCTATGGGCGTGATGTCGAAACGCGGTGATCGATCCGCCGCGCGCGTCGCATATGACCGGCTCGGCCTGAAGCAGAGCGTCGATAGCCGGGGCATTCAGAAGATGGAGGAAATCGCGGGGCGCAAGATCGACTGGTCGCTGTCGCCAGAGGGTCGGATCGCCACAGACGCGCTGCCCAAGCCGCGCTTCGACCCGCCGCACATTCCAGACTCGGACGCCCCGGTTGACGAGTTGATCGAGCGCCTCGCCGCGAACTATGAGCGGCGCGCGAACTCCCACGCGGCGAAGCAATGGGCGCGCTTCACGCTCCACGACAAAGGCCCGTATGTGCTGGCCGTCGTGGGAGACCCTCACTTGGACGACCCCGGCACCGACTGGGGCCTGCTGCGGCAGCACCACGAGTTGCTGCGCCGCGAGCACGTCCACGGCGTTTGTCTGGGTGACGTGACCAACAACTGGGCCGGCAAGTTGCAGCGCCTCTACGCCGAGCAGGACGTCACGAGGACGCAGGCGTGGAAGCTCGCGGCCTGGTTCTTCCAGAGCGTCCCCTGGCTCATCATCATCAAGGGCAACCACGACCTCTGGTCCTCGAGCTACGGGCAGGGCGACCCGCTCGACTGGATGTCGCGCGGCGCCGCGCTGCTCGAGGACTGGCAGGCAAAGTTCGAGGTGGCGACTTCTGAAGGCCACGTCACGCGTGTGTGGGCCGCGCACGATTTCAAAGGCATCAGCATCTACAACCCGCTGCACGGGCCGATGCGCGCGCAAAAATTCTCCGCGGGCGAGGCCGACGTCTATTGCGCCGGGCACCAGCACCATTGGGAGCTTTTCTGCGGCGAGGACGCGCTCAAGTCCGCGAAGCCCTACTGGATCGCGCGCGCGCGTGGATACAAGAGCCTCGACGAGCATGCCGATCGGCATCAGTTCGGGACGCAGCGTCACGGCGCGACGATCGGCATCGTGGTCGACCCAACGCGCGACGGGCCGGCAGGACTGCACTGCTACGCCGACCTGGCCGAGGCGGTGGACGTGATGGAATGGAAGCGCGCACGAGCGGGAGGCGGCAATGCCAAAGCGGCGCGGCGGGTACGATGACCCCGACTGGGCGGAAGCGGCGGCGCATGTTGGTGAGTGCATGCAAGGGGCGATCGCGGAACTCCGCAGCACGGATCCTCCGGGCCGTCCGTTTGAGCGCCAACGCCAGCCGATCGGTTTCTGCATCGACCCCGAAGCGTACCGCGCGGCTCGCGGCGGTCGTCGCCGTCGTCGCGTGGCTACGTCACGGCGAGCCGATCCCTGACGGGTGGCGCGTCGCCGCGCAGCGTCTCACCCACCACCACCGCTACAGCGTCCTCATCGAACAGGTCCAGCCATGATCGCAGCACTCATCCCCGTCCTCGCGCCTATCGTCAGCAAGGTCGTCGGCAATTTCTTCCCCGACCCGCAGGAGAAAGCCAAGGCCGAGGCCGAGGCGATGCGCCAACTGCTCGCGGCGCAGTCGGAGATCCAGGCCGCGGCGAGCGAGATCGTCCGCACCGAGGCCGCGTCGCAGCACTGGCTCGCGGCCAATTGGCGGCCGCTCACGATGTTGATTTTCGTCGGGCTGATCGTCGCGCGCTGGTTCGGGTTGTCGGCGCCGGGCCTGAGCGAGGCCGAGGCGATCAAGCTCTGGGGCATCGTCGAGATCGGGCTTGGCGGCTACGTCATCGGCCGCACGGCCGAGAAGCTGGTGCCCTCGATCGCAGAGGCGATGAAGCGGAAATGAGCCTGACCGATCGCGACCGGCGGCGTCTCGCCGGCGTCCACCCGGACATCGTGCGCGTCGTCGAGCGTGCTGCCCGCGAGGGCGGCGTGCGCTTCATCGTGGTCGAGGGTCTGCGGGCGATGGAGCGGCAGGCAGAACTCGCGCGCGCGGGCAAGTCGCAGACCATGCGCTCGCGCCATCTGACCGGCCATGCCGTTGACCTCGCCGTGCTCGACGACGCGGGCGCCGCGCGCTGGGACAAGCCGGCCTACGTCGCCCTGGCGGCCGCCGTGAAGGCCGCCGCCAAGGCCGAAGGCGTCACTCTGGAGTGGGGAGGAGACTGGAAGGGGTTCTTTGATGGCCCCCATTTCCAGCTTCCGTGGGCCGCGTATCCGGCTGCGCCATTCGCTGGAGGAAGTCCGCCGCCCGCGTCGCCTGCTCCACGCCCCGCTCCTCCATGAGGTGGGCGTAGCGCAGCGTCGTCTGCGTCGAGCGGTGGCCCAGCAGTTCCCCGATCTGGGCCAGCGTCATGTCGGCCTGGAGGCCGGCGGACGCGAACGAATGGCGCAGGTCGTAGAGCCGCAGGTCCGGCACCCCGGCCTCGGCGCACACGATGTTCCAGAGGTGCCGCGGCGACTGGATCCCGGTGATGGTGCCAGAGGTGCGAGGCAGCCGGGCGATCGCCTCCATCGCCTGCGGCGGCAGGAAGATGACGCGCACGGCGCCGGTCCGGTCGGTCTTGTGCTCGGTGAGCTCGATCCGGTTCTCCCGCAGATCTGACCACCGGGCCGCCGCGATCTCGCCCGGCCGGGCTCCGGTGAACATCAGCAGGGTCAGGAACGCGGCCTGCTGGGGGTACTTGTCGGCGTGGCGCTGGATAGCCGCGAAGATGCTGCCGGCCTCCCCGGGCCGCATGTAGCGGCGGCGCTTGGCTTCCCTGTAGCGCGGGATCCCGTGGCACGGGTTGCTGTTGTGCGGGCGCATCTCCCACCGCTCGGCGAGGGCGAACATCTTGGAGGCCAGCGCCAGCACCCGGTTGGCCTGCGCCGGCGTCTTCCGCAGCCCAGCGTGCAGGCCCTCGATGTCGCTGCGCGTGACGTCCTGCGCCCGGAGCTTGCCCAGCTTGGGCAGCAGGTAGCCGTCGATCATCCGCTTGTCCTCGTCGCCGGACTTCTTCGTGGCCGCGTGGCGCTCGAGGTAGATGGCCGCGAGCTCGGCCACGCTCTTGGCCATGCGCTCCTGCTGCCACTCGGCCACGGGGTCGCCCCCGCCGGCGACGACGTGCAGCCACTCGCGCGCGATCTCACGGGCGCGCTCGAGGCTGATCACCGGCCAGGTGCCGACCTTGGGCCGGCGCTCGAGGCCGCCGCGCGTGCGGAAGTACAGGTAGAAGGCGCGCTGCTTGGACGTCACGCGGACGTGCAGCCCGCGGACCCGGTCGTCGTGGAGCGTGGCGCCGGGCTGGGCGTCCTTGATCAGGGCCGTGGTCAACATTGGCTGTCTCCCTTCAGTCGTTCTGTCAGGTCGCAACCAGGTCGCAACCTAAGCCGTTGAGATAATCTCAATAGCTAGGGAAATCAAGACACTTAGTGACCCCCCGTGATGCCCAATTATTGGGCAAAAAATGACTCTTAATCAGCGGGTCATAGGTTCGAGCCCTATAGCGCCCACCACCTTGAAAACAAAAGAGTTTTCGGGTGTCACGCGAGACGGAAAATAGGGGGTCAGGAACCCGGTAGGTCGCAGATAGGTCGCGGTCTACCGGGATTGCCGCCCCGCCCCGAACATCCCCACCACCCGCTCGATCTCGTCCTGGCCCAACGAGGGCCGCGGGAAGTTCTGCGGCTGGATCCGCCGGCCGGCCCATCGCCCCGTCGCCGCGCCGTGGTACTGCATGGTCCCGCGCACCCGGCCATCGGCGCAGGCGCCATCGCGCATCGCCTTGAGCTTCGCGACGCTGGACTTCGCGGCCTGTTGGCGCAGCCGCAGCGCCTCGCGCGCGGGCGCCGGCAGCGCGCCGCCCAGCAGCGTCGTGACGTCCGCCTTCGCCAGCCCGTCGACCGCGACGCCCTGCGCGTTGAGCCACGCCTCGAGCTCGGCCACCTGGCTGCACGCCGACACGCGCCCGCCCGTCACCTTGGCCATCGCCCGGTCGAGCCGGACCTTCTCGCGCTCGACGGCGCGGATCAGCTTGTCGACGGTGGCCAGGTCGATCGCCACGCCGCGGTCGTTGACGCGCATGTCGAGCGCCCAGAGCGCCTGCTCGGATGCGTTCAGCGCCAGCAGGCGCGTCTCCAGCTGCCGCTCGACCTCGACGTCCTGGCGGCAGTAGGCGTGCAGCCGCGCGCGCCGCGCCTCGTCGTCCCACCAGATCACCCGGCCGTCATCCCCGACGATGCGCGGCCGCGACATCTGGAGCATCAGCCGCTTGCCGTCCGCGTCCTTCTGGATCTCGAGGTTGACCGCAGCTGCCGCGTCGTCGAGGCCGCCCGGCAGCGCCATCGCGTAGGCCATGGCCATCGTGCATCGCACCTGTGCCGGGTCGAGGCGCGGCCAGTCGTGGCGCGGCGCCATCAGCCTGTTCCAGATGGCGAGCTCGAAGCTCGCGTTGTGCGCGACCACCACGCCGCCCGCCGCGACGTGCGCCGCCACGCGGGCCGGGCAGGGCTCGCCGGCCGCCCAGAGCTCGACCGGCTCGGCGCCCATCGCCCAGCCCATGCACCACGCGTCCGTCGTCTCGTGCTCGGCGTAGGCGTGCGCGCCGGCGGCCCGAAGGTCCACCGTCGAGCGCGTCTCGAAGTCGATATGGAGGTGGGTCATTTGAACGGGTCCACTTCCGCAGCCTTGATCCGCTCGCCGATCCACCGCATCACCGGCACGGCCATGCTGTTGCCGAGGGCTTTGTAGCGCGGCCCATCGGGGCACTCGCTCGCGGGCTTTGCGCGCCAGGGGATCGCGGTGTAGTCGTCGGGGAAGCCCTGCAACCGTTCGCACTCGCGCGGAGTCAGGCGGCGCACTTGCATGGCGGTGCGGACATAAGAGGTCTGTTTCATGCCCGGCTGCGCGGCAAGTGCGCCAATGACAGGCATTTCACGGACTTCATCGCGGGTGTTCTGGGCGAACGCCACCGCCATCTGCCCGCCACCGTTCGCGTGGCTTCCGGCGTGGCCCATCGCTCTCAAGGTCGGAGCGATGTCGTCGGACTGGCGCGCGTCGAAGGCGTGGGCGACGAGCGTCTCTGTCTCGTAGTCCTGCCTGCCCATGCCGCCTGCGTTGAGGCAATGCGACACGTCTCCGGTGCTGGGCATCAGCGCCCCATCTAGCTCTGCGTCGGTGCCGAGGCCGCCATCGCCGCGCAGGGCGTGGGCGACCGTCGGCGCGCGATTGTAGTGCGCCGCGCCCGTCGTTATCGCACCCATCACCTCTGTCGCCGCGTTGAACTCGCCGTCTATCGCAGCGATCAGCGCCCCATCTAGCTCTGCGTCGGTGCCGAGGCCGCCACCGCCTCGAGTGCGCGCTGCAAGGGTAGGGGCAGTTCTTTCCCGCGCCGCTCGGCGCGGCGCAGGATCCCGGCGCACGCTTTCCCGCTCAAATAGAACCGCTGCGGCACGACGCCAGTCTCCAAGGTGCCCGACAACGAACACACGGCGGCGTCGCTGGGCCACTCCGAACCATTGAGCGTCCAGGACTCGGTAGGCCCACCCATACCCCAGCTGCCCCAGCGCCCCGAGGAAGGAACCAAAATCCCGTCCTCGGTTGCTTGACAGCACGCCGGGGACGTTTTCCCAGACAAGCCAGCGAGGCCGGTAACGCCCAGCGATCGCAAGGTAGGTAAGCATGAGGCTTCCTCGAGGGTCGTCGAGCCCCCGGCGTGTTCCACAAACGGAAAACGACTGGCACGGGGTGCCTCCAACGAGGACGTCGACGTGGGCATCTGGCCACTCCTTGAACTTCGTCATGTCGCCCCAATTCGGGACGCCGGGGTGCCGGTGCGCGAGCACCGCGCTCGGGAACGCCTCGATCTCGCTGAACGCCACGGGCTGGAACCCGAGCGGCGCCCACGCCACCGACGCGGCCTCGATGCCGGAACAGACCGACAGGTATCTGAGCGCCGCAGTCACCTGACGCCCCGCGCCACTTCGCGATCGCGGACCGCCAGCTTGTCCAAGCCCTCGCCTAGATCTATGCCCACCGGCTGCCAGCCGTTGCGCCGCAGCCTGCTGATCAGCCGCCGGACGTAGACGCCGTCGATGCCCGCGTATTCGGCGACCATCACGACATCGCGGCCGGCGACGAGCCACTCCCGCGCGCGCCTGCGCGTGCGCTCCGCGTCGTTCAAAATCTGCTGCGCCATCGCGGGGGTCTGGTTGCGGCGAGCTCCGTGATCGCGCTCGCGCAGCTTGGTCAACCGCTCGGCCGTCGCGAGGACCGCATGGTCATCTTGCACGGCGTCCTGGACAGCGCGGAACAGCACGGCCATCCACAGATCGTTCTCGGGCGTCCTCATATGTCGCCCCGCCGCAGATCCTCGCGCGCCTGGCGGCGGCCATCGTCAAACCCGTCGACGTAACGGTCAGTCTCCCAACTGCACCACTCCACGAAATCGCGCCACACGCTGTCCGGCAGCGAGCGCGGCCGCTCGATCTTGTATCCGTCGAACTCAAGCCGGGTCGCCCCCAGCACCCTTACCCTCGCCATGCGTCTCTCCCTGCGGGGCGGCAGCGTTGCGGCTACCGCCCCTTGATGCGATTGGCACAACCCCCAGGTCACGAAAACGGATCGAACCCGACCTCCTCGCCGTAGAGGCGCAGGAGCTCGTTCTCCTCCGTCAGCTTCTGCTGGTCCTTCCCCAGCAGCCGCAGCAGGCGCCGGATCGTCGCGGTGTCGAGGCCCTCGCTCTTGGCCTCGGCGAAGATCGCCTTGCGGTCCTCGCGCAGCGACGCGATCTCGGCGTCGATCGACGAGATGCGGTCGATGTAGGACCGCACCAGGCCCGCGCTGTTGTGGCCAGCCGCCGGCTCAGAAGGGGATGTCATCGTCCATCTCCTGCTGGGCATTACCCGAGCGCCTGCCGCGCGCGGGCGCGTCTTTGGGCAGAGCGTCGTTCCACAGGTCGTCCGCGTTCGCCGGCGCGTCGCCATCGGCCGTGGCCATCGCCTCGAACTCGTCAGACGGCTTCGCCTTGCCGCCGCCACCGAGGCGGTCGCCGTGCTTGAGACGCTGGATGTTGTGGAGCGCGAAGGACACGCCCGTGCCGCCCGTGGGATGCTCCCACGCGTAGGCCTCGACCGTCGCCCGGGCGTAGCAGCCCGAGTAGAACTCGTCCTGGTCGATGATGTCCTGGACCCGTTCGTCCACGATGCCCGGCGGGCCGTCCTTCTGCTTGCGGTTCGCCTGGATGTAGATGGCGCCCGCTTCGCAGCCCGCGTGCATGTCGCCGTTCTTGTCGACCAGCGTCGCCTGGTCCTTGAACGGGGTCTTGAGCTTCTTGCTCGCGACCAGCTTCTTGACCTTCTCCGCGCCGAACTTCTCCTCCAGCGCGCGCTGCGCCGCGTTCTTCAGCGCCGCGATGTCCGCCCCCTTGGGGAACAGCATCACGAGCGAATACTGCGGCTCGGCCTTGTCGTCGCCGGCCACCCGCTTGGGCTGGAAGACCGACGCGAACGACGCCCGGAATTGCGGCGTCATCACCTTGATACCCATCTCTTCCTCTCTTCAGTTCTTCAATGATCCTCGGCCTTTCAAACGGCGGCGCCGAAGTCTTCCGCAGCGGATGCGCGCGGCGAGGCCGCCGGGCGCTTGTCCGATTCCGGTACGAGTGTGAGGCCGCTCGACTCCGCGACCGTGTAGAGCGCGATCTTGTGCCGCTCGTCTTTCCGCAGCGCTTTCTCGATCTTGGCCGGCGACAGCAACGCGCGCGGCTCGTAGATCTCGTCTGGCGCCATCAGCAGCTCGAGCATGGCCGCGGCGCTGGCTTCGTCGCGCCACTTCCTCGTGGCGCGCTTGTCGACCAACTTCCATCCGGCCGGCGTGCGGCCCGCCATGGCTTCCTCGTAGGCGAACTCGCGCGTCGCCTTGATCCACGTCTCAAGGAGCGGGATCTGGTCGAGCGCGGCCGCCAGCGACACCGGGTCGTAGGGCAGCCCGGGTGCGAAGTCTGCCCGCGCCTGGTCGAGCGTCGCCGCGCGCAGCGCCGGGCAGATCGGCTTCGCGGGACACCACCGGCAATGGTCGCCGGCGGCGAGCGGCGCGTCCACCGACCGCGTCGCCGCGATCGCGTCCAGCAGACGGTCCTCGAACTCCAGGAAATCGACGCCGTGGAACGTCCAGCGGCGCACCGGGCCGTCCGGGTGCGGGCAGCGGGGCTGCACGATCATCAGGGTGACGGACGAGATCCCGCGGTTGCGGAGGTTCTTCGCCTTCATCAGCCCGTAGATCAGCGCCTGCGGGTTGTTCTCGACCTCGACGGCGACGCCCATGCCGTGCTTGTAATCGGCGACGACGAGCTCGCCCGTCGACGGGCGGTAGCGCACGAAGTCGGCCGTGCCCCACACATCGTCGGAGTATTGGAGCCGCTGCTCCACACCCCAGTCGTCGTCCGGCGCGATCTCCGCGCGGCACGCGTCGACGTAGACCATGACGGCCTCGAGCATCGCGGGCGTCACCGCGTTGCCCTTGGGGCCAACGAGCGCGTCGAAGGTGTCGACGAACTCGTTGGTCAGGATCCCCTGCGCCAGCCAGTGCGCGTCGGTCCCTTCGTCTGCGTAGCGGCTCGACGTCTCGTCGCGGACCGTGGCGGCCAGCGCGGGTTGACCGGGGCACGCCATCCAGATCTTCGACGCCGATGGCGAAAGGCGCGCGTGGCCGGCGCTCATGCGCTCACCTCCTGCTCGCGGATCACGACGCGCAGAGCGATGGCGTGCCCGCGCAGCCGTTCGATCTTCTTGACGTCCGCGCCGCGCTCGGCGGCTTCCTCGAACGCAAGGAACCTCTCGACGTCGGCGAGACGCTGCTTGAGAGCCGCCAGGACGACGGCGTTGGGGTCAAACGACATCATCATCACACCGCCCCCTTTTCCATCTCGCGCCGCAACCGCGCGACCAGGGCGCCGTAGCTCTCGACCGGCACCTCGGACAGCCGGCTCTTGCCGGTCGCCTCGACGATCGCCAGGCGCAGCGCGTCGAGCCCGAACTTCTCGTTGAAGACCTTCATGACCTCGCGGACCTCGGGCTCGGTCCAGACCTTCTCGGGCTCGGGCGCGGCGTCAGCCTCGGCCTGCGCCTCGGCGATCTTCGCTTCGTCGACCGCCGGCAGCGGCGCCTCGGGCGCGGCCACGGCATCGGCCACGACCTGCTCGGTCGGCCGAACCTTGGGCGGGCGGCCCGGCTTGCGCCGCGGCGGGAAGCCGGGCTGCGCCGGAATGGCAGCGGGCGGCGGCAGGGGCGCGCCGACGATCGGTGCGCCAGCTGCGACGGCCGCCATGCGCGGCCCGAAGAACGCGACCATCTCGTCTGCGTTCGCGAAGTTGAGTGTGACCGTAATCATGGGCTCCTCGGAAATCGGTAGTTAGTAGTGCGAACCTAAAAGCACGTTGCGGAAAACGCAACGCTAAATTTTCGGTTGTCGATAAAGATCGCTGATCTCGCGCACCATGACTTCGGTGACCCGCTCGTCCAGCGTGCCGGCGACGCAATAGAAATCGACGTGGACCATGCCGAACGACGTGTCGCGCAGCGTCAGGTCGATCGCCTGCTTCACGACGGAGGTGTTGAACGGGAAATCGAAGAACACGACCTCGAACGTCTTGGTGAAGTGGCACTCAAAGACGTTGACGGAGGTCAGCAGATTGAAGTGCGCGACCGCCATGCGGCACTTGGCCGACTGGTTCCAGCGCAGCATGTGCGATCGGAACTTCTGCGCCTTCGCGCCGGCGAAGAACGCGACCGGGTGCCATTCGGCCAGCGCTTCCTTCCACCACCGGATCAGCGGGCTCTTCGTGTGCCAGACGATCGGCCGCACGCGGCGCTGCTGGAAGAGCTCGCGGCGCAGCTTGTCGATAGCGCTCTCGATCTTCGCGTAGCCGAAGGTCGTGTGGAACCCCATCTCGGGCAGCACCATCGGGAGCTCGCCGCTGTCGACGTACTCCGCGATGCGCCGCGCCGCCGGGCTGCGCTCCCACCGCTCGATCTTCTCGAGGTACTCAGGCAGGGCGGTCGGTATCGGGTGAATGGGAACGGCGCGGATCGCCAGCTTGCGCGTGCGCGGGCGATCAGGCAAAGAAATCGTCAACAGCGGGCCGTTCGTCACGCGCGCGGGCCTCTTGTTCAGAACGTTTCCGGACGTAGGCCGACACTGCGGCCACGGCCAGGGTAGTGAGTCCATTGCGCGTCAGCGCGCGCACTTTGACGTCCGGGTTGGCTTGCACGAGCGACCGCAGAATGGTTGCCATGGCGTCAACCACAGCCTCCGTCTGCTCGCGCTGAAGCAGATCCTCAGACGTTGGAGCGGTCGACGGCGGCGGTTTCCGCTGAGACGCCCGCGTAGCCCGCCAGGTCGACATAGTTGTCCTCGTTGTGCGCGCCGCCGCTCTGCGTGCGCGCGACCTTCAGCAACGCCATCATCAACGCGACGTCGGTCGGGTCGAGCTCCCCGCGGTCTTCGATCAAGCCAGCATTTCGCAGATAGGCGTTCCACAGGCGGGCGATGCACGAGTGATTGATGTACTTGTCCCCGTGCGATGCCGCGCGAGGTCCGGAAACAAGCTCGCCGGCTTTGCGGCACACATCAACTGCGTCCATGAGTTACTCCATAGTAGGCAATGAGCGCGGCCTCGGCGCGCCCGTCATGCTTGACGAGCGGCCAGAGCCGGCAAAACGCGGGCATCAGCTGCGAGGCGCGAGCGCGCGCGCCGTCCTTCGCCGCGGGCACCGACAGCGCGGCTTTCCAGCGCTGCGGCTGCACCAGCGTCACGGGCACGCGGAAGGCGGCCAGCACGCCCAGCACGACGCCGAACGATCGGCCGAACGAGAACATCGAGGTGACGCCCTGCCCGGGCATCGCGCCGACGCGTTCGACGTAAGCGTGGGCGAGGACGCGGCGGTAGTTCTCGACGCACGATGCGAGCGCGGCCTCGTCGACGACGCGTTTCGACTGTGTCCCCGCCGCGATCGTCGGCATGTCGTGGACCTCGACACGGCCCGCGGACACCTCGATGAACGCCAGCGCGCCGTTGAGCCCCGGGTC